GATATGTTTACAGTAATAAATGCATATACTCAATATGATATGGGATTTACTGAAGTAAATAAAACAATTTCAGAAACTAGAATATTCCGTCAGAATGCCATATCAAATGTATTTAAAAAAATTAAAAATGATTTTGGTAATAAAAATAAATCATTTGCAATAAATTTATTAGGTAGTGATTTAGCTGGTGGCATATGGAAAAACATTATTAAATTAATTGAGGCAGAAATGAAAGATGAATTTGTTACTGTTGTGATTTGGGAAAATGATAAAAAGAATTTAAAACGATTTAATTTATAAACATGAATTACGATAAGGATTTTACATATTTAGTTTCTTGCAGACCGATAGAAAATAATTATAAATTTTTTCAATCTATAAAGGTAGGAGAAATGTTTGATTGTACATATGGAAGAATAGGTGCAAGTGGACAAGTTAATACAAAAAGTAATAAGCAATGGAGAACTAAATACAGGTCAAGCATTTCAGCAAGAAAAGGATATATTGATAGAAGTGAATATTTTGAATTACTTGGATTAAAAGAAACAACTGATAATAATACATCTTTAAAATATAATATTACCAATAAAGAAATACATGATTTAATTGTGTATTTTATGATTGCAAGTAATAATACAATTAAGGAAAATTATGTTTTAAGTGATGTTTTACCAACTCAGAAATTATTTACAAAAGTTCAATCATTAATTGATGATATTAGAATTAAATTAAAAATTAATACTGATATATCAAAAATAAATGAAAGTTTTCTGGAATTAATATCATTATCCCAGCGTAAAATAAGCAATGTTAAATATGCATTATTTGATGATATAACCAATTCAGATGAATTAAAACTTGCATTTGAAAAAATTGATAATGAACAAGATTTATTAGATACATTAGAAAGTCAAGTTAAAACAACTAGGCAAACGGTATTACAGCAAATTAATGATGCTAAAAATACAAAGTCAGATTTAGATGATAAATTTGATATTTTAAAATCACTAGGATTAGAAATTGATATAATAAATTCAGTTGAAGAAAAAGAAATTAAGCGAATCATTAAAGATGAAAGTGTTGTATCTGGCAAATTAAAATCTGCATATAAAATTACAAATATTAAACAGCAAAAAATATTTGATGGTTATGTTAATAGTGCAAAAAACAAAAGTACTAAGCTATTATGGCATGGGAGCAGGACTGCAAATTATTTAAGTATCATTGAAAAGAGTTTGATGATAAAAATGACAGGGGTTCCTCATGCCGGAAGTATGTTCGGGGACGGAACATACTTCGCATCTGATTTTGATAAATCATTTGGTTATACTGATTCTGGGAGATGGGTAGGAGGAACAAATAGTACTAGACGTATTTTATTATTATTTGATGTGCATGTTGGAACACAAAAGATAATTCACACACACAATTCATCATGCTATAAACTAGATTCTGAAATAACTAACAGCAAAAAATATGATAGTGTTTGGGCAAAGAAAGGTCAATCATTATACCGTGATGAAATTATTATTTATAATTCAGACCAATGTACACCAAAATACATCGTAGAATTTGAATAAATATTTGGTAATGTCAATTATTTTTAGTACTTTTGTATTAATATTTTAAACTATAAAAATCAAATAATAATGAGTAAACGATATTATATTAGTGAGGACCAATTTGAAACAATATATCATCAAACACGAATGTTTGAATACAATGCGGAGCAAATTGAGGAATTATGCAGCTCTGAAAAAGATGATATTGTGTATGGATTTGAATTGGGTGAAATCCATACAAATTTGCGAAATTGTTTTGCTGAAATGCTGAAACTTGAAGAAGAAATATTAAAACAAGAAATAAAACAAGATAAAAAATAAATATGGATTTTAAACAAGAAGTACTTAATATTGCAAATCAATTATGCAATACAAATGGTTCTACAACAACATTAGATGTAAAGGTAGAACTAAGGCGTGAAGGTGTGCCAGAACACAAAGCACATCAAAAAAATATTAGCGAGATAATGAATGAGTTAGCAAATGAAGATAATTTTGAACATAGTTTTAATGGTCAATATCGAATTTATACAAAATCAATAACACAACTTGCAGTTCAAACGAAAAAAGCATCACCACAAATCAAAACATTCACTACAACAGTTAAGTTATTACAATCAATTGATGCAGTTAATGGTGATTGGGAAATTTATAATGTAATCAATTCAGATAAATTATATATTTCTGATTCATATAATCGTGATGTTGCCAGGCGAAAAGGTAATGCTGAATGGTCAAATATTCATTATAATAATATTAGAGCAAAAAGATATAACATATAATAACACAAATAAATTATGATACAAGTAGTAAGTCAACCTCCAAAATATAGAGATACATGTTCCCACTGTGGTGCGGTATTAGAATTTGAACATCAAGATATAACAACAGATGATAGATATGACAACACATATATTATTTGTACAATTTGTAATACACAATTAACAATTGTTAACTTAGATTCAATTAAAATACTATAATGAAATTTAGAAGAATAATAGAAATTGATGGTATTGATTACAGTGAACAAGATATTTTTAAATTACAATTTGAACAAATTAAAATGTTAGTTTCATTTATCGACAATGAACACGATTTATTACGGGTTAAGCAATGGCGTAAAGACTGTATGTTTACAGAAAGTTATATTAATAATTTAATATTAAATATTTAAAATGGAAACTAAAACAAGAACAAAAGGTAATATAATAGTTGAAGAAATTAAAGTAGGAGATATTCATTATGAATTTAAGTATGGGTTAGGAATCAAAAGTGAAGTTATCACAATGCCAATTAGGAACAACGACGGATATTGGTCGTGGGAAAGTAAAAATGTAAATACTGGTGTAATAATTGAATATGGTGTTAGTGAAAAATCCCAACACTATTCTAGTAATTTATATGACCATATTGCTTATACAGTTGAAAGATGGATATAAAACGAAATTCACTAAAAATTATTAAAACAAAGAAAAACAAGCAAAGTAGAAAACCAAATCAAATATGTGTAAAATGCGGAAAGCGTAGGGCATTGATAAATGGGTTATGTACTTTTTGCTTCTTAGGATTTAATGTGTAATACAACAACAATGAAAACAATATTAGTAGAATACGATGATTCATGTGAAATGGCACGAGTATCAATTGATAATAAATTAATAATGGAAGGTAATCGTTGTGATTTTCATCCTGGGTGTCACGGATTAGATGATTATGGTGAATTTAATAATGCAGAAGATTTGGCATTAAAAGTTCAATGGAAATATAGGCAAGAAGAAATTGATATTAAAATTATTACAAAATCTTATAAATATTAAATTATGTTTTTTTATAAAGATAAATCATTTGAACAAGGATTAGAATATATCCAAGAAGCATTAACTCGAATGCGGTCTGAATATGATAAAGTAAAATCTGCAATTATTCCAGATGGAATGAAAATTCAAACAATCGAATCATGTGGTAAACTAGTAGGAAAACGATATTCACATATATCAAGTTATGATAAGCAGGACTATTGGGGTAACCCCCAATTAATTGATAAAATTTGCTCAAATGCTACAAATCATCTAACCGAAATCACACAGCAAGTTGAAAAAACACATACAAATAATATTGAAAAATTAAAAATCAATAATAAAATAAAAAACCACATTTTAACATTATTTGAGCAAATAGGCATTACAGCAGAATACTCTACATTTGACTATAAAACAACTAGAAGCCGCAAAAGAACAGAAACCAAGCACTATGCAGGATTTACTAATGACTTGACCAGAACATGTGACACCGATGATGGGTATGAATATGCATTGGAACGATTAAAAAAATTTAAGTGGGATATTGAATCATATCGTAAAACAGAAACAGAAAAAGTTTCAATAGCAAAAAAAAGAAAAGAAAGTGAATTATTAAAGCAAAAAAGCGTAAACGATGCAATAATTATATTGAATAAATATAATCAGCAAATTAATGATGATTATACATTGGATAATGCAGTTGAAAAAGCACAAGAAATTCAGATGGATGAAGGAGAGTTATTTAGTAAATATGCAATTGACATCATACATGGCGATTTTGATAATGTAGAGCAAATTAATATTGATATTACTGGTGAATGGAAACATGGAACAATTAAAACAATTACAATTAAATCTACAATTACTAATAATTATTATGAGTGCGAATATTATGACTCACCAAACGATATGACCTTAGATGATATGAATTCAAATTTAGAATTTGTAAGTAAACAAATATAAGCAATTAAAAAATAAAAATATGAGTAAAGATAACACAACACAATTATTTATTCCAGACAAATGTAAAGTAGGATTCAACTTGCGGGATGATACTTATACAGGTAAATTGGGATATATCATCTATAATGACGGTAAGAAATGGAGAAAAGAATATTCATGGGAGAACTGGAGACAAAAAGAAGGTCAAGAAATATCACACTGGAGGGAAGACTCAATAGTATTAACATCTGACATTAATCCAGTTGAATTTAAGAATGAACAAACAGAAGGATTCGTTCTTAATAAAAACGCTGGCGGATATGGTGGGGGATGGAATACTCGCCAATCAGTATGTAGAATATATGACCCAAGAGGTTGGGAATTTGAAATATCAATTGAAAACTTACTATTCATACTCCAAGAATCAAATTCATTAAAAGGGAAAGGATTAGAAGGTGAATATGTTTATTCTTGGTCTGGAAAAGATTTAGTTCTTTTACCGGCTCACTCACAGGATTTTAAAAATTGCATGGCATATACTAAATTACAAGATGGCAAAATATATGTTAAAGATTTAGAAGTTGGTGCAGTATATGAATTAGGAAATCAAGATAAGTATGTTTACTTAGGTCGATTTGATAACTATAATGAAAAGAATAGTTACAAATCAAATTATAACAGAGTAAATAAAAAACAGCATATATTTTGTAATATCACAACAAAGCAAGAAAATCAATATGGATATAATACATATCAGTTTGGAAATGTTACTTCATTTAAGCAACGTGTTGATGGAATTCCAGTTGATAATTTAGCTGAATTAATTGATACTTATCATAATTCACACCATTCAAGTGAAATAATTGAAATTACAGAACAACAAATAATTAAAATACCAATAACAACATATAGTTATTATATTTATAAGAAAGTAAATCAAAATCAATACGACCAATATCAGGTTACACAACACATGTTATATAATCATGTCACAGATAAATATGAATATCATGATGATTTTGATATATCAATTTATTCAAAAATTGAACTAAAAAATGGATATATAAATAGCACAACTTACAATTATGATTATCGTAGAAAAGAACAAAATATAACAGAGGAAGAACTGAAATCACAATTTGTTTTAATTAGCAAACAATATAAAAACAATTTAATAGAAAAAATTTAATTATGAAAAACACAATTGACAAGGACATTCAAATATTATTTGATGTTATAGAAAAGAAAAAGGCAAAGTTAGAAAAAATTAAAAATCCATCATTTGAAACAAATTGCAGTTTACAATTATATTCAGATAGACCAATAAATCTTAGAACACAGACTATTGGAAGTTTAGTATCATTGCATTCTCAAATTATGATTGCAAGTGAATCATTTGTAAAATCTGCAAAAACATTGAATGTTGATGTGAATTTTAATCAACAAGGATTTACCGCAGAACAATGGGTAAAAGACATTGCATTATTAATTAATACAAAAAACACAACTGCACAACGTAAAGAATTGGAGCAAGATGAACGAGAATTACATGAACTTATTTCACCAGAAGAACTGCGAAGACTTAAGGTTGCTGCAAAAATGAAAAAATTAAAAGATGAATAAAAAATCAAACGATTTGAAAACAATATTTGTAACTTTTAGTAATAATGACTATTTTTCTGTAACTGCCTTAGTTGACCGTTCAAGATTATTACAAAATAAGTTATCAAATTTAACAATTAGTGATAATGAATACTACATGTTTTCACTTGAATATAAAACAAGTAATGATGAGTGGGAGGCAGATAATATTCTTTGGATATATGATACATTCAACAAGTTATTAAAGAAAAAGAAATGGAAAAAACTAATTAATTATTGTGAGATTGAAAATATTAATGCAACCCAGTTTATTCAGCAGTTAAAATATAACAGGAAATCAATTTTATCATTGTTAAAATCATTAAAAACGGAATACAATATTGACATTGAATATATTAAGAAGCAAATGAAAGAGAGGATTTAATCATCTCTTTTTTCTTTAAATAATTCCTGTTCAAGTGTATCTAATGATTTTAAGAAATCTGCTTTTAATTTACTGGTGTCGCCATTACTTTTCCACTTTTCAATATCACCTTGTTCAGTAATATAATGGTTATCCTCAGTTTCAACTGTATTTGCATATTCGATTACTTGCTCCTTTATATCATTAAACCAAGATTTTTTATTTTTATCTATAATTTGTTTTGCTTTATCTTTCATCTTACCTGAAATTATTAATTCAGTATCTTCCATAATAACACAATTAGAACATTTTTTAAACTGATAGTAGAATTTTTTATCCATTTGCTTATTCATTATTTGATTGCACACAGGACAAAACATTGGTACTTTTGATAATTCTCTTAATTTATTTTTAGTAACTGTTTTTTTTATTCCATTTTTAATTGTCCAAGTCTTTTTCCCTTCAACCCATGTATCTCCTTCTTTATAATCATGTGTTTTCTGTTTATACCCAATTACATTTTTCATAATTGGTTTACCACTCAATAATCGTTTTACATCTTTAAATTCCATAATATATTTTTAATTATAAATAATAATAAAAATATTTTTCACTTTATAAACTATTTATAATCAAAAAACATGAATAACACAGAAATTAAACGATATGCAAGAAAACTCATTAAAGAATATATTGGGGATACTGCAACTAGAAAAGAGCAAAATGATTTTTTAAAACGAGTATTATCAAAATTAAGTTCAATGGATTTGAACACTCAGGCAATTATTACGACTGGATTTGGAAATAATATGAATGTAAATTTTGATACATTATCAGATATTGAATTAGAAAATTTATATAATTCAATAGACCAGAAATTAAAAAGTAGAAATGAACGGTCACCATATGAATATGATTCAACCTCAAATAAATACAAAGCATTTTAATTATGACTACTTTATATCAATTATATGAGGAATTGAAGGAAGAAAAGTTTAATTCTTATTCATATAAATATAATATTATTTATGATTTACATTCTACTATTCACTCCAACGAACGTAAATCCAGACATAGTAAATCTGGAATAAATATTACAAATGAAGAATTGTCAGAATTAATTAAGAAATCAATTCCAGTATTAACTAAAAAATTAGTATATGATGATATTGATATTCGAGATGAGTTATTATTGACGGATGGATATTTGAATATTGTTTGTACATTATTACCTGATAAAGACAATACTATACGATTAGTTATTATAACTACAATGAAAAAGAAAAATTTTAAAGCAAAAAATAAAACTAAAGTAATACAAATATGAAACATGGAATAAAATTAAAATTAAAAAAATTAATTCAATCTGAATTAAATGAAGCAAACAATAAACAATACGGAAAAAACCTTACTGATTTTGTTGCTGGATTAGAAAAATTAACCCAAAAAACAGGTTGGGGTATAGAAAGCACAGGTGGTGTTTATTATGATGACCCAATGTCAATATATAGTGTGTCTTATACTACTGACTTAGGAAGTGGTGATATTGACTATATAATTAAATCAAAATAATGATACAAAATATAAAACATGATACTCCTATCTCTAATTTTTTAATACATTATAATGGTTCTGCTCAATTAGAAACTCCAGGAAATCGAGGTATATCTCATTTAATGGAGCATTTGATATGTAAGGGATATGAGAAATTAGAACCAAAGATGAATAGGTATGGGATATATACTAATGCCCAAACAAGTGGAACTGATATTTTATTTTATATGTCTGGGTTAGAACCGTACATAAATAAATTCAAGCAACCGTATTTAGATGGGTTATTGTCATTTAATATAACTGAAAAACAATTACAGAATGAGAAAAATATTGTATTGCAAGAATATGACGATACATTTAATGACCAATCAACATGCCATGTTTTAAATTTTTATCGTAGATATTTGAATGATTTTAATGCAATTGGGTGCCATCATGATTTAAAAGACATAAACTTAAATCAATGTAATGATTTTTTTACTAAACAATTTAAAAGACCGAATCAACTATTTAATATTTATAATAAAAATCAGTTTAATAATAATTTGGAATTTCAACCATTACAAAAATATAAAATCCCAACATTAGACTATTATTCAGATGCACAAATTATAAAACGAAACTTTAATGATAATGTAAGTATTATATTCCATAGTGGAATATTAACTGACTCGTTTAGTGAATTACAAATAATTAGTGATATGCTTGCAGGTGGACTAATAAGTCCATTATATAAGATAATAAGAGAGAAATATGGGTTGGTATATCATATTCAGGCAAGTATTGACCAGTTAAGCAATGATGCAGGAATGTTTACTGTATCAACCATGACAAATAAGAAAAATGTTAATAAGATTAAAAAATTATTAACAATGATGTTTAATCACCCAGAAAAAATATTAACAGAGAAACGATTTAATAATGTAAAACAACAAATTAGTATTGAATTACAAAAATCAAATATATTAAAGGGTATGTCTTATATTTATCCTAAGATGCAGACTGATATGTGGAACATGGAAAAAAATATAAAAAATATTAATTATGATGATATTTTAAATACATTTAATAACTCACTTACAAATATGAAATTTAATATTGATTCAGAATTTAGATAATGAGGTATTCCCCAGGCAAAAATAAAGATTTTACAACTGATATTAAATATACATATGGAAAGGAATATATGTATAATACTGGTGTTGAATATATCGGGTATCATCATGTATTTAAAAATAAGATATATGCGGGACCATCACATACAACAAAATCAAATATATTATTAAAATATGTGAAAAATAACGATGTTAAAAAATATATATCATTAAGAGGACAAACTAATTTCAATACACCAGTCGAAAAATTAATATTACCAACTGAATCTGATTATGATATTGGTTGGTTTAATCGGTATTTTATTAAACAACGTAATTATTCTAAAATAATTGAAGTTAATAAACAACAGTATGATTCATTGAAAGCTACACGGTCGGGGGTTAATGGAAAATTATATAAAGGCGCACAATTAATTTGGAAATTAACAGGGTCCCGTAATAATATATATAAGAATGATGTAATCATCCATCAAGGAATATCAGATACAAATAAAAGAACTATTACTAAGAAAAACGATGAATTATCTGGGTTATCTGGTTATTTATTAAATTACTTACAGTTTAGTAGAATAACGTATATTCAATTACCAACAGAAGAAAAAATACCTAATACCGAATATGAAACTATTAAATTCCAAGAAAGACATACATTAATTGTTTCAACACCATTTCAGGAAGAACCATGGCCAGAAACAAGTAATTGGATTTTAACTACTGGTGATTGGAATGATGCAGGTATTTGGGTTGATACTGAAGTTTGGATAGATTAGATTATTGTACATCTAATTGTCCATCTACACTATTTACTCCACCTATTAAACTATTTTCATTACTATCAAATATTTCAACTACTGGTTTTCCATCTGGTGTATCATCTGAATTAATATTAAATCCAGGACTGCTTATTTTACTACCATTATATATTAAATCAATTGAAATTCGATTAAAATCATTTATGTTTGCTGGGATATATTGTAATTCACCAAGCATCCCATACGCAGGATTAACTATTTTTAATGTTTCACTAGGTCTGGGTTGTTCAATATTAGTTTGAATATCAGTTGTTGCTTTAATATTTTGTAATGACATTGATGTACTAACATATTTGTCACGCTGTTCAATGCTTCCACTCAAATCATTGAAATTCCCATTAAAGGATAACTCATCATTATATAATGTTGCATTTATATTTTCACGTTCATTGTCAAATGTATATGTTGTTTGTGCATCTAATAACCCTTCAATATAAGTATTACTAACTGTTATTGAATTATTTAATGGTGATATTTTACTTCTGTTAAGAACATGTGGTTCAATATTTACGCCTGTTAATTTATTAGTCCTGGCAGGTGTTATTTGTTTAATATATTTGAATAAACTAGGAAAATAGTGTTCAACTGAATTTATGAAATCTTGAACTTTATAATTGCCATAATACTGCTTAAAATAATAATTCCGTATTGATGTTAATTGTGAATATTCATTAGTAAATTCAGATGCCTCATCTGCAATGAAATTATCAATATTTACACCTGCCATATGCTCACTTATATCCTCATTGATTTCAGATGATGGACTAAAATATACTCCTACTTTATTATCATCTATCGGTTGAGTATCAAATGCAGATAATTCAGACCTACTTTTTACATCTAAATTTTTAAATAAGCTATTATCTTCTAATCTGACTTTATTTGATAATGTCCTATTACTTGCAATATCTGGATAACTAAATACATAATCTTCACGTTCAATGTTATAATTATAATCATCTACAAAATTAGAAAATGTAGCTATTTTTGTGTTGTTTAATTGACTTCCTGATGCAGGATGTTGACTTGATAATATTGATTGAGTTGTATGGTTATACTGCATTGTGTCTGTACCAAGTGGTAATCTATATTGTAAATCATCAAAGCTACCAGATGGTGTATTTGAATTATAAGAAGTTGTACTTAATGCATGGTTAATAATTGATTCATCTTGAATTGCATTATCCCATACTCGATATTCCTGTATTGAACCTGTTAATTGCAATGTATAATCTGATTCATCCCAAATATCGTTGTTTTGTGCTGTAACAGCCGTTGAAAATGACCCAGAATAATCAGTAATGATATTATTATATTTCTTTTGAAGTAGTCGTATATCGTATGTATTTGTATTTGATGGGACAAATGTGGTTTCATTATGTCTTAATGCAAATTGCCACCACTCACCATTGAATATATCAACCGCATCACTTAAATAATTTATACCAGTACTAGTATAATATCTCACCTTCCCCGCATTATCTGAAATATATTCAAATTTAATATATGCTAATCCATCAGTTCGTTTAAATATTGTTTGGGTAGTTTGTGAGTCCAATTTGAATCTAAATTCAATTGTTCCTGGCTGATAATATTTAACTGTTACATATTCCCCGTTTCCTGGGAAATCTAGTGAGTAATTAAACTTATATTTAATTAATTTTGATATTTCCTCTGTCTTTTTTGGTCCACCGAATTCTAATATTGGTAAAATCGTTTCTGGGATTCCATAACAATTAATTAATGCTCGAATTGATTCTGAGGTTCCTTTTGTTTTATATATGTATGATAGATTATTAAATATTCGATTCCAAATTTCCTTATTAACATTGCTAGTTGGTAAGTTTTCATCAACTACATCAATGTAATTTACATTTTGTTCAACACTACCGGTTACACCTAATGTGTATGTTGATAAATCATCATATTGAGTATCATGTATTGGTTTCCAACCGTATGATTTAAGAACATAATAAATTAAATCATTACTTAATCCAGATTCAATATTTTCACTTTGAATTCTCAAATAATCTAAATGCTGAATGTAAAAATACAGGAAGTCAAAATGCTGAGAAATCATATCAATAAACGTTATAAATACTCGATTTGTATCATCTTCCAATACTGTTGTTGGTAATGTTTTAGTTAATTTATTTATATTAATATTATCAAAATCAGTTGCAATTTCTAGTTGACCATCATACCAAGTTGTAGCAACGGATGAGGTTACAGATAATGGAATGTTATCATTGTCTTTAGGCCAAGAATAAGAACTTGAAACAGTATATAAAAAAGTATCATAATAATCAAACTCAGTTTTTATTTGATTTATTTTTGTATCATATTGTGTTTTGTATATTGATTGTGAAACGGCTATTTGCGCTTCCTCAAATTGTTCTATCTTTGTTAATTTATATTTGAAATTTGATAACCTATTTTCCGCAGATGAATAAAATACAAAATTTGAATAATCAGTAAAATCAATATTCAAGTCAACACTACCTTGACGGAAATTATAAAAATTATTTTCTAATTTACTTGAAATCACACTACCAGTTGTTACTAAATCATCCCAACTATAAAAACTAATATCTTGCTTATTTGATGTATCAATGTTTATATCAAAATTAGGATTAGTTATTATATTTAATGTAGTTTGTGAATTTGTTGGAATTAATTTTACTAATTGGTTATATTGGGTTATTACAGGTACTGAAATTATTAATTCGTTATCAATTGTTATATTTGCAGGTAGTGCATTTTTTAACTTGACAATAATACTGTATGGGTAATCTGAAAAAGTTTGATTATCTTGTTCAATATTAATAATCTGAATTAAGATATTATTAAATAAATTTAAAACTAAGTTTTGAGTTGTTGTTGTTGTTTTCCATATGGTTTCTAATTCAGCAAACGTTGATATTTCATTAATATATGTTTCAAATTGTAAATATTTTTTTGGAATTATTAGTCGTAATTCCTTCCTGTTATTTGATATTTCATCTATATTGATTTTTAATCCCTGTTGGGACCCAATGAATTTATCAAGTAAATTTATTTTTATATTAAATTCACCAGAAATAAACCCAAGCGTTCTTAACTCATCTTGTAGTTGAAATGACAGTGTGTTATTATTACTATTGTATTTTGAAATATTATAATTACTTACTATGTGCTTGTTTGATGTATCAAATATATGTAATTCTAAGTTGCTCATTATTTATGTTTGTTTTAATTTATCCAAGTAATCCTAAAAAATTCCAATTAGGTATATATATATCATCAATACTACCAGATGTAATTGGCGTACATACACTTCCAGATGTAATTGTTGTAGATTGTGAAACAATTAGTCCCTCTGCTTCTAAAAATGTTTCATTTTCAGATGCGGTAAAATCAATAAAAGTTTGTATTGTCTCATTGTCACTATTTATTTGGTCTTTTAATCGTCTATTCTTTTGATTTAATTGTGATATTGTAGTATCGGATTTAGTCCAAGTATCACTAATAAACTGGAATGCAACTAAATCAGTATATCCATACGTTATATCCTCATAAATTTGTAAAGTCCCTGTATTATCAAATAATGGAACATCATCTTTTGTTTTTGTTGAAGTCATAAAACTATTTGAGGTTAATCCAGGACTCCAGAAAGAAGCTCCAGTTTGTGATAGGGTCAAATGTTCCCACTCATTTGTGATTATATTCTTACGGATTGTTTCTTGTTTCATTGATATAATATTTGTATATAAATATTTAAAAAAATATTTTATTTTATTTATAAACAAAACAATATGCAACATATCGAAACTTTTCGTAAGAATGTTCAAACAAAACATTTAATAAATACAACCACATATATAACTGATACTGATGGTAAATATTTTAATATATCCCCAGTTCCAGATAAATATACATCCGGAAAAAATATATTTGAATTGGCTGGCTCATCTTACTTAGCATCAAATAAAACAATATACTTTGAAATTTTAGATAAAAATAACAAAGCACTTCCATATGAAATAAATAATTATAAAACAGCAGACAATAAACGAATAATCACTATATTCATATATGCGGATACTGTTGAAGGATATGGAACAATTACAATGTTAGGTGAATTAAAAGATGTTCCAAAACAATGGAAAAATAAATTAAATTATAAGTGGACTAAAAAAATATTTATTAGTCCAAGTGCAACAAATGAAGATGTAATATTATTTAATGATTTTCCAAACATTGAAATTTCACAAAGTTTTCAACCATACATTGATACAAAATACAAAACAACAAAGATAGGTAATACAATTTCATCAGGTAGTGTAGTGTATGATTATTCAATGTCATCACCACAAACTGATTCTGCTTATATTCAAAATCAAACAAAATTTTCACCTGTTTCAAGTAATCAATCTAATGTTGGATTTAATAAACAAGTAAATGTCAATGACTTAAATAAAGTTAAACGGTCAATGACTCAAATTAGAGATACTAGAATTAATACTGAATATGAATTTACAACTAATAAAATTCAACAACCAACTGTTACCATAAATAACATGATTATAAGTGGTACAGCAACACCTTTCATATTTACAAATGAAATGACTAATGCAATTATCCGTTTTAATGATATTACAACAACTGATAATCATACATTTATTGATAATGATAATTATTATGAAGCAGTAATAACAAAAGTTAAAAATGAGAATACAATATACCTGGACTCACCATTTACCCGGACAATTGAAGTAACTAAGGAAAGAACAAATCAGAAAATAACACGGGATTTTATTATTTCATCATTTAATTCTGATAACTTATATATTGAATATGTTACAACACCAACAACCACAAATGATAGTGAATATTATCGCAATTATATTACCACAAAATTTACAGACCTAAATCCATTATCTGGCGTAATCAATAGAATAAAAACATTTGCAAAGTCAAATAATAATAATAAAACTGATTATACATTAATTTCAGATATACCAGTATTACCACAGGAAATATTTGTAGATAAAACCGTTGACCCACCAGAACGAATTGGGAAAATTACATCTACAACTAAAATGAATAATTATTGGGAATCAAATGATACAATAACACATGATACCGATATAGTATTAGATTCAATTAAATTCAATTCAGCATCACAAACCGTAATTACAACTGATTTTATTGATATTGTTGGTATTACTCAATTAAACTTTGAATTATTTGCCACAACAACAAATACAGACAATAAATTATTTATTGAATTAATAACAGCAAGTGAAACAATTGAAATTGGCAATATTCAATTTAATAATAATACACTACTAGACTACGATTCAATAACAATTAATATATCAATAGATGGTAGTTTTAAATTACAGTTTAGAACATTAAGTGATAATATTGCAGTATGGAATATTTCAAATATAACAATGAACCCAATATCTGAATTTGGATTCAATGCAGAAATATTTACTCAGAAATTTGTTACCCCAAGTCTATGGGATAACGACATGATTAAATTCAGATTTGATTTCTTTGATAATATTGATAGGAAAGCAAAACAATCAATTGAAGTTGATTCAATTCAAATCTTAAATGCAACCCCAGTTTATATGGCTGGAAGACATAACCTATTAACTGGTTCAGTATATATAGGAGATTCACTTGATTCAGGTGTTGAACTAAGTGGTAATCAAAATGCAATGATGCGCTCTGTTGGATATGATGGTTGGATTAACTCTGAAATTAATAATGGTAGTGGGTTTATGATTTGGTCAGGAAATGTTGCCCCAAATGGCTATACAGATGATAATTATGATGGTGTTGGGTTGGAAATATATGGCGGAGTAAATAAAAGTATGAAATTCAGAACTCAAAATAATTTAACTGATAGTAGTTCAATATTTGAAATTAAAACAGATGAGTTTTTCTTTGGTGACCCAAATAACGATTATATTAGCGGCTCAAACGGGACTATTGAAATTAAATCTGAAAATATTATTATAAGTGGTGCAAATACTGAAATAAATACTGAAAATTTCTTTTTAGGTAGATATGGTAGTCAATATATAAGTGGTAGCAACGGCAATTTGGAAATATATAGTAGCTATTTTCAATTAACCCCATCAGGTGAAATTATTGCTACTCGTGGTACGATTGGTGGCTGGTCCATTACTGACAGCTCATTGTATTCGAGATATTTGTCAGGTGGGTCATATTATATTTATGCAGAAATAACCCCAACAAATTTAATAATTGGTGAGGAGGATAAATCCCCAGCCGTTGAAACAACATATTATCGGACAACTATTTTTTCTAGTTCAATAGATTTGAGGTCAAGAAAACGCATGACAAAGGATTTAGCTTATTCATTTAATATTGGTGCATATTATATTCCAACTGCTAGACATGGCGGAGTTAAAATGGCATTTCGTCAAACCGATTATTATACAAATGATATAATAAATGAGGATACATATTTAATACATAATTTTGATACTGGTGATTTAGTTACGGATTTATACTCATCGTTACACATACGAAGTGGTACAGTAGGTATCAACCCAATATATGGTAACTTAAATGTTGATGGTAATTTATCAATTAGTGGTTCTTCTGTTTTTACTGGGTCAGTAACTATAAACAATGATGTAACTATAACTGGTAATTTAACTGTAAGTGGAAGTGGATTAAATACAACAACAGTTAATATTGGTACATGGGATATGGATGCAAATATTACAACAACTGTTGCATCTGGATTATC